AATGTAGAAATATCTTATGACTCTACTACACATAGCAGGGCGGTTGAGACAGGTTTATACTACATGGGACAAGGCACAACTAAGTTCAGTAGAAAAATGTCTAATTTGTATCGAGAAATGTACGATAATGTGCAGGAAACGATCCAATTAGGCGTAGAATTAGACGAATTTCACACCATTATGAACACACCTAGCATGAAGGCAAAAGAGAAATATGGCAATTTAAACAAATGGATCTATGTTAGAACAGCATTTATCCTTATGTCCATTAGAAACTTTATGGGGCATCTAGAACAGATGATGAATGACAAAGAAACCTTATTGAAGTTTACGGGTAAGATGAAACTTGACGGACAGTTCAGGAACCTCTATAATGTAACTAATCGTGAGCAGTTTGATGCTTGGGAAAATAACCAGTACTTAGGTGGTAGTATGAAATCAATGGCAGTAGGCACAGAAGCACCTAGTAGTTTAGAGGACTTATTTGAATGAATATATTTTTACTTAATGAAAATCCATTGTTGTGTGCAGAACAACATTGTGATAAACATGTTGTTAAAATGGTAATTGAATATGCACAGCTTATGTCTACAGCACATAGGTACTTAGACGGAGAATTATATGGAGAGCTTACAGACAAAGGTAGAAAAATTAAAAGGTGGCGACATCCAAACTCTAACATGGAGTCTACTTTATACAAGGCCAGTCATGTCAACCATCCAGATGGTTTGTGGGTTAGAAATAGTAATGCCAATTACGATTATCTATATGATCTATGGTTTAAATTATGTAAAGAATATACTCACAGGTATGGTAGGTTACACTTAACACAAGAAAAATTAGAACACTTACTTAGGTATGCACCTAAGAATATTCCACATGCTGATACAGCAGATGTAAAAGGCTTGCCACTAGCAATGCCTGATGATGTAAAAGGTGAGAGTGTAGTCAACTCTTATCGTAGGTATTACAACAAATATAAAATTGACTTTGCTAAATATACAAACAGAGAGGAACCAACATGGCTAACAAGGCATACCGTAAACGCTATATAAAAGTAAGCTTTCAGAAAGAAGGAGTACACTTCTTCCCTGGAGCAGATACAAATCCTAAATATGCTACAGGCGATTGGGATGATGTTAGCTTCTTAGGATATCCTCATAGGCACATGTTCCATTTCTATATTACATTAGGAGTTACACATAACGATCGTGATGTAGAGTTCATACAATTTAAGCGTGAACTAGAAAGAACTTTTGATCAAGGTGTAATTAAACTAGACCACCAATCATGTGAAATGATTGGCGAATCACTTATAAATTATATAGAAGAGAAGTATCCTAACAGAGCTGTTAGAGTTGAAGTATTTGAGGATAATGAAAACGGAGGCATCATAGAAAATGATTTATTTAGTTGATTTAGAATATGTAGAAACTAGATATACTGCCCAATGGAAAACAGAATTCCCTCAGCAAATAGCAGATGAGACTGGACAAGACATTACAGTTATTGAAGGTCCAGAAGAAATAGCAGCATGCACAACACCAGGTGCTTTTTTAAACTTTGCAGGCACAAACATTTATAAAGCAGAACAAGTAAAATTGTTAGCAGAGTACTTTAATAATAATCAGATTAAGAATGGAGATCACTTTGTTTTTGCAGACGCTTGGCATCCAGGTATAATTAATCTTAAATATATGTTAGATCTATTTCAGATAGATGCAACAATACATGCACTATGGCATGCAGGCAGTTATGATCCACAAGATTTTTTAGGTAGAAAGATAGGCAATAAACCTTGGGTTAGACATACAGAATTAGCTTTCTTCGATGCTATAGATAAAAATTATTTTGCTAGTAATTTTCATATAGAAATGTTTGCTAGTACATTCTTTAATCCTTCAGACGAAGAATATATTAATAGTAAAATTGTTAGAACAGGCTGGCCTATGGAGTACTTAGGTAACTACATACAAGCAGGTAGAATAGAAAAAGACAATATTATTTTATTCCCTCACAGAGATGCACCTGAGAAACAACTAAGTATATTTAAAGATTTAGAAAAAGAATTACCACAATATAAATGGATTAATTGTAACGAATATAATTTAACTAAGGTTGAATATAATCAGTTACTTGAACAATCCAAGATGGTATTCTCAGCAAACTTACAAGAAACATTAGGCATTAGCTGTTATGAAATACTAATGGCAGGAGGTATGCCTCTTGTTCCTAATAGACTATCTTATGTAGAAATGTATGAGGATATATTTAAGTACCCTACGCAATTTACAAAAGACTGGAAAGGATATCAAGACAATAAAAGTATTCTATTAGGCAAGATAGAAACAATGATGGAAAATTTTAATTCACCTGAAATACAAGGTGCAATTAAGAGTAATAGAGACACGCTGAAGACACAATACTTCTCGGCAACAAACATATATCAGGAGTTAATGAATGAGAAAATTTAAATATTTATCTACAAAAACATATGGACATGAGGAAGGCTTATCATGTGTATTTAGACAACCCTTGGCCTTACATAGTCATTGCAGTTTATTACATGGATATGCTTTATCTTTTAGTTTTAAGTTTGGTTGTGAGAAATTAGACGACAAGAATTGGGTAGTAGATTTTGGCAACTTAAAGGAATTAAAAAAGTGGTTGAAAGATTCTTTTGATCACAAACATGCAGTAGCAAAAGACGATCCTGAGATGGGAACATTTCTTAAACTAGAAGAACAAGGATTGTCAGAAGTAGTAGTAATGAATGGTGTTGGTTGTGAGAAATTTGCAGAACAAGCATTTCATTATGCAGATGAATTAGTAAGTAACTTGACAGACGGCAGATGTTATGCTGTCTCATGTGAAGTTAGGGAACACGGGGCTAACAGCGCTATATACGAGGGCTAACTTATGAAAGTAGCTCTAGTTACAGACACCCATTTTGGTGCCAGAAGTGATAGTCTAGCTTTCGATGCTTACTTTGCTAAGTTTTATGACGAAACATTCTTTCCTTATTTAAAAGAACATGATATTAAAACTGTATGCCACTTGGGTGACATATTTGATAGACGAAAGTATATAAATTTTAATACATTGAAGTCCTGTAAAAGATACTTCTTTAAACAGGCAGAGGATTTAGGTATAGACATACACATGATTCCAGGTAATCATGATACCTATTTTAAAAATACAAATGATGTAAACAGCCCTGACTTATTGTTAGGAGAATATAACAACATAACATTATATCAGGAACCAACAGAAATAATGTTAGATAGAGAGAAGGTACTTTACCTTCCATGGATATGTGGTGAGAATTATGACAGGACTATGGCCAAAATTAAAGAATCTGACGCAAAGACTTGCTTCGGACATTTCGAGTTCGCAGGTTACTTCCTTCTTCCTGGAATGCCTAATCTCCATGGCATGGATACTGACGCTTTTGTTGACTTTGATCTTGTGGTCAGTGGCCATTTCCATCATCGCCATAGCAGAGGGAATATTACATATATGGGCAACCCTTATGAAATCACTTGGTCTGACTATAAAGACCCTAGAGGTTTCGCCATATATGACACGGTTAAAAGAGATTTGGAGTACATCAACAACCCGTTTAGAATCTTCCACAAGATTTATTACGACGATTCAGATTTCGAGGGGAGCAATGCCATTAGCAATTTTGATTTTACTAGTGTCGTTGGTTCTAATGTTAAACTAATTGTAAATAAAAAGACAGACTATAAAAAGTTTGATGTCTTTGTAGACAAATTATACACATGCAATCTAATTGATCTAAAAATTATTGAAGACTTCTCAGAGTTTGAGGATGAGGCATTGGGTGAGGAAATAGATCTAGAAGATACAATGACATTGCTAAAAGAATATGTTGATGTTGTTGAAACAGATTTAGACAAACAACGAATTAAAAATTTACTACAGAGCCTATACATCGAGGCACAAGATACAGTATGATACAATTTAAAAATATTAAATGGAAAAATTTCCTGTCGACTGGTAATGCTTATACAGAGATTGATTTTACAAAGTCTCCTAGTACATTAATTATAGGTGAGAACGGTTCAGGTAAATCTACATTATTAGATGCTTTGACATTTGCATTATTTAATAAACCTTTTAGGAATGTATCTAAGCCCCAACTTATTAATACTATTAATGGCAAGAATTGTTTAGTAGAAATAGCATTTAGTATAGGCACAAAGAACTATACTATTAAGAGAGGACTACAACCTAGAGTATTTGATATTACAATTAATGGAGACTTGTTAGATAAGAATGCTAACATAAGAGACTTCCAAAAATATCTAGAAGAGAATATTCTAAAACTTAATTACAAGTCTTTTACACAAATTGTTATGTTAGGTAGTGCCTCATTTACACCTTTCATGCAGTTACACTTGGGTGCTAGGCGAGAGATTATTGAGGATATATTAGACATCAGTATCTTTACAAGCATGAATGCTGTACTTAAAGGCAAGCTTACACAATTAGAAAACGATAAAAGAATTATAGAAGGTGAGATAGATGTTGCAAAACAAAAGTGTAATCTTCAAGAAACATATATAAAAACATTGGAGGATGATAAATCATCTAAAGTCACACAGATCTTAAAAGACATTAAGGAGACTGATAATGCGATCGAGACGGCTACTGAAGAAGCTCAGCGATTCGGGAAGGAGAAGCAGGAGGTTGGTCCTGTTAGCGAAAAGAAAAGAAAACTTGAAGAATTTAGAAGCAAGTTCGAAAGTCAAATTGCCAACCACAGAAAAGAACTAGAGTTCTTCCACAACAATGAAGAGTGTCCTACTTGCCAGCAAGGCATAGAACACGATCACAAAGATTTAATGACACAAAGAGATGAACAAAAAATCTCTGAACTTGAAACAGCTCTAGAAGAACTGAATACGAAGTATAGCGAGGTAGAAGTATTAGTACAAAAGGTTCAAGAGTTAGATGAAAAGATAATAGAAACAAACAATGAAGTCATTACACAACAAAGAATACAACAGCGCCTACAGTTAGAACTTAGTGATACAGAACACAAGACAGGCAACATTAAAGATGAGAAAACAAAACTTAAAACTCTAGCAAAGAGTACACTTAAAAAGGTTGAAAGTAGAAGTGAACTAAGCAACAACGAACATTATTTTAATGTTGCTAAGTCTATGTTACAGGATACCGGAATCAAGACAAAGATTATAAAAGCATATCTACCTATAATAAATAAATTAGTTAACAAATATTTAGCAGCAATGGATTTCTTTGTTCAGTTTGATTTAGACGAAACATTTAAAGAAACTATTAAGAGTAGAGGCAGAGATAAATTTAGTTACGCATCTTTTAGTGAAGGTGAAAAACAAAGAATAGATTTAGCATTAGTTTTTACATGGAGAACTATTGCTAAGATGAAGAACAGCGCTAGTACAAATATTTTATTATTAGATGAAGTGTTTGATAGTAGTTTAGATGTTAATGGTACAGACTATGTTATGGAATTGTTGAACACAATAGGCGAAGATACAAATGTCTTTGTAATCTCGCACAAGGGTGATCAACTATTTGACAAGTTTAGATCTGTAGTTAGATTTGAAAAAAGACAAAACTATTCTGTATTAGAGAATAGGAAAAAAGAAAATGAAATACACTGAACAATTTGCCAAACACGAATACTTAACAGACAAATGCTGGCCACATACATATGGTCCTAAGATTTATGATGACTTGTTTGAACCTATACAACATACAGTTAGAAATTATTTAGAGTTAGGCTCTGCTTATGGTGGGTCTGCTTTATTAGCTAGAGATTATTTTACTAGGGCTACAGTATGGACAGTAGATATTGTTAGTCCTAATAGAAGAATACAATCCTCAGATAGAATTATTACATTACAAGCAGACGCATATCAAAAACGAATAGCTGATATGTTTCCACCTGACATGGATATTATTATTGATGATGCCTCACATAATATAGAGCATCAACAAAAAGCAATTGAATTATATCTTTCTAAACTAACAGTAGGTGGACATTTTATTATAGAAGATGTAGAGTCTCCAACAAACTCTTTTAAATTGTTTGATAAAAAAGTAGACGAGGTTTATAACAAATTAAAGACTCGAGGTAATATGTATCTTGACTATGAAGTATCTACATACGAAGGCCCAGAGTACTATGCTAATGTAAAACCTGGAAGAGAAGAACAAGCAGAAGAAGAAATGAAAGAGTATGGTGAGTTAAGACTAAAAGCAAAGAATGATAACTTATACATTGTAAAGAGAAAAGTATGAATAATGAAAATATCAAAGTTATATTAAGAAATCCATTACAAGTAAAAGTCCAAGAAGGTTATAGTGACTTTTTAGAATACACTATTCATCCTTTAGATACACCTATTAAAGAAGCTTGGTTAGAAAAACTTAGAGATATACTTAGACAAAATTTACCTATTGACAATGACTTTTGCCACTTAGGTTTCCCACAGACACATAGGGACTTACCTTTTCTATGTAATAGACTCAACGATTGTAAAAGAATAATAAATGAATTTCCCTGGGAAGACTTTGTACTCAGACCAATAAAAATAACAGAAACATTTACACCTGAATTATGTGTAAGAGAAGAGTCGGTTCATACAGGTATCACAGGAGGCGCAGACGATTGGGTTAATCATGATGTAATGAATACTCTTCATAACTATTTTGAGAAAATGAATGGTACAATAGAAAATCCTTCTCCCTATATAGCAGCAGCACAAAAATGGCCAGAGATAATAATTGATGATGTTATACATTATCCTAAAAATGTAGATCAAAATACACCATGCGCACAGGCAATAAAAGATCTAAATTTAATATGTCATGAGATGGAATCATTAATTAACGCAATGAAAGCAGGGCTAGATGCTACATCAACAACTATTGTACAATGGAACAGATCAGATAGATGGCCTTTAGAAGACTATATGAGAGATGGATTCGTACAAAATAGATACAAAAGAGTTCCTGGTGGTGTATATTTACATTGGAGTCAAGTAGGTAAAACATTATTAGAAGTATTCAATGATGAAGGTGCTCCTAAGTTAGACAAAACAACCTGTGAGGCTATAACACATTTGGATTATTATAGTGCAATGTTTGATATACATTGGGGACCTGATCAAGACTGGGCACCGGATACTTTCTGGCCTTGGTTAGAAGAGAATGGATTAGATCCTAATGATAAATATCTTTCATTAGGATTCATGCCTATAGGTCAAGTAAACTTAGAACAATCTTTCGGAACGGAAGATCCCAAGAAAATTTTAGCTATTAAAGGCAGGTATCTACATATACATAGTATAGAGTTCGATGGTATTAAAGCTGTGTATGAGTAAATGGCACGGTGGTAAAGGTAGTAAGCGACGACAAGGTAATGAAGATGCTTATAGAGATAATTGGGATTTAATTTTTAAAAGGAAAAAAATGATAGAGATATATGGAAAACCAAGGTGTCCTTTTTGTGATAGAGCTAAAGCACTATGCGAACAGAAAGGATTAGATTATACTTATAAAATGTTGGATGCAGACTTTACTGCTGAGGAGATGTTTGAAAGAGCACCTAACGCTAAAACATTCCCACAAATTTTTATAGACGGTGAAGCTATTGGAGGCTTTACAGAACTGGAGAAACTACATGGCTGAGTTTACTGGCACAGGTTATATTGCTTTGCCGCTAACAGTACATATAAAGGACAGTCCTATCCATGGACAAGGTCTTTTTGCTAAGGAAGACATTCCTGTAGACACAGAGCTAGGAGAGGCACATGCTTTTCTAATGCAGGATTGGGATGGAGAAGGAGAGTGGGGTAGAAAAGAATGGATGAGAACTCCTTTAGGAGCTTTTATTAATCATAGTAATACACCTAATGCTCTTGTAGAAGTAAGAACTCCTGTAGAGTATCCTAATACCACAACACTAATTACAACCACTAATATTTTAGCTGGCGAAGAAATAACAGTATCATATGATGAAGGTACATTTTCATTACTAGGACTATGAGTTTTAGTAAAGAAACATATCGTCCGTTACCAGAAGGGTTGACAATATCTCAATCCAAAATAGATGGACTAGGGCTACACGCCTTAAAAGATTTCGAGGCAGGAGAGAAGTTTGGTGAGACACATGTATTAGTACATAGTAGAGACAGACATGAATGGATTAGAACACCTCTTGGTGGATTTATAAATCATAGTGATAATCCTAATTGTTTTATTACTACAGACGCAGGTGATAGAACATTATATGCAACGATGCCTATTAAAGAAGGCGATGAAATTACAGTCTATTATAGATTCAAAGGTTACGACGGCATTATACATAATGATACAGAACCAGATATAGGATGTTAAAATGGAAGAAGCAACGATAACAGAAAGTGAAACAACAGTATTGGATAAATTAGAGTTAATACCTTTTAACGATCCTTTATTAAAAAGAAAACCTAAACCTTTTGACTTTGATAAAGACAATGCAAAAGAACTTAAACAAAAACTTCTCAAGGCAATGCACGAACTTGGAGGTGTAGGACTATCAGCTAACCAAGTAGGAATAGATAAGGCAGTATTTGTTATAGGCGACGGTAAAGAAGAAGGACTACAAAAAGCATTCTTTAATCCTGAGATACTAGGTATAGGAAAAGACATGGAGTCTATGAAAGAAGGATGTTTATCCTTCCCAGGTTTGTGGCTTATGGTAAGTAGACCTAAACAGGCTATGATAAAATATTGGGACGAAGAAGGTGAAGAACATATGGAAACTTATGAAGGTGTAACGAGTCGTGTTATACAACATGAGTACGATCACATGTTAGGCCATAATTTTACATACAGAGTGTCTAAAATAAAATTAGATCGTGCTCTTAAAGCAATAGATAAAAAGATTAAGAAGTACCAAAGACGCCAGGCTCAGGCCAAACAGGCATAAATAGTATTAAAGGAGAAACAGATGGCAGATGACATATTTGACTTTGGTTTTACAGCAGTAGACGAACCTGATACACAGGCTTCTGCTCCTGCGCAACCAACTGTAGACTCAGACGCAATCTTAGATAAACTAGCACAACTAGAAGCTAAGGTATTGAACGCAGATAACTCTGGAATGGTTAATGAACACAGGGCATTAATAGAATCAGATGTATCTAGCAAACTTCGTGATGTAGAGGATCTTGTCCTCCCTTTACTTTACAATTTGCAAAAAAATCCTGAAAAGGAATATATTCATTGGCCAAATAGAACGGCTATTATTGACAAACAAATTGAAAAGATAAAGGCGGTAACAAGATACTATGAGCGAGTCTAACGGATTAAATAAAAACCAATTACAAAACGCATACCAAAGACCAGTAGCTAACATCTATGACTTGTACCTTACAGGTGCAATAGGAGATGCCAAAGACTATCAAGATTGGAATCAAATGATGAGATCAGCTACGGAAAATGATGTTGTTTACATACACATTAATTCTAATGGCGGTGAGATATTTACAGCTATACAATTAATGAGAACAATGCAGGAGACACAGGCAACCGTCATAGCTTCTGTGGAAGGTATGTGCATGTCAGCAGCCACATTACTATTCCTAACAGCAGATGTATGTGAAGTCTCAGAACATAGTCATTTTATGTTCCATACATACAGTTCAGGTAATTGGGGTAAGGGTAGTGAACAATTAGCCAATGTAATGGCAGATGATAAGTGGGCACGACATTTATTCAATACAGTTTATAAAGGATTTTTAGATCCTAAAGAGATGGAGTCAATGATTGATGGTAAAGATTTATGGATGAATCCTGCAGAAGTAGGCAAAAGACTAGAAAAAAGAAACAACCTGGCTAAGAAAGCTAGAGGACCAAAAAAGAAACAAAAAGCTTTACTTTCACCTACAAAGGCTTCATAATAATAAGCGTAATAGGAGAAACTATGATGAGAGAATTAAAAATATTTTTTACGGCAATGTTTATATTTGCTTTACTAGCAGCTTGGGCACCAAGAGCTAACGCAGCAGATACATCAGATGTAATTGGAGCACTTTTATTTGGAGGTTGGTTAGGTAGTGAAATACAAAAAGACAGACGACCTATTGAACCTTATGTAACACATTTTCCTCATGGAACAATCATTGTTCCTGGATTCAAACAAAGAACAAACATGCAATGCTTTTTTGAAATAGAAGCAGATGGCATGCCCAAGTATGCTGTACCTAACTGTTCTACTACTGGTAGCAGTTATTATAACAGACACACTAACACAAAAATCCTGCAACAGGATATGTATCCTTGTGGTAGTTATTGGGGATATGGTTGTCAGTACTTAGTTCAAAAGCTAAAAGCTGGAACCATTACAGGGGTATTTAATTTTAATTAAGGAGTAAGATGAAACACTTAAATGTGAAAGCCCTACTATTAGTAGGACTATTTTTCGTTATGACACCAGTAAAGGCGTCAGATGTAGAAGAAGTGATAGTGATCGGAGCTAATATAGCTCAAGGTTATTCTCAGCCAGAGTATGATGGCTCTGTAATAGAAGCATTAGATCCCACAAGAGTCTTTCAGCCAGGAGGCGTAGGCGGATTTGTAGGAGCAACAACACATGGAACAGATGTAAAACATACAGCTGTATATAGGAACGGAATTCCTGTTAACGACCCTGGCTCAGGGTGGTATGACTTTGGAACAGAAGTGCCTACATTCCAAACATTTAAAACAATCTCAGGACCTAATAGTACTTTGTATGGTAGTTCTTCAATGGCAGGAACAATACTTATGGAAGATACTTTTGATGGCAATAACTTTTTTACTAAAGGAGGAGACGGATTATTCTTTGTACAAGGTGGAACAGACTGGTTTCACATATCTAGATACAAAGGTTCCAACGGCTCTGTAAAAACAGATAACAACGAAGAAGATTGGTTTGAGAATGTAACACTTAAAACAAAAACAGAACTTGGTAATTGGAAAATAATTAATGTCCTACAGGATTACAAATATGATTATGATTCCTGTTACGACAGCAGTTGGTCTAAGATAGATACATGTACACAAGAAGGCACTAAGACAGATATTTCAGTAAGAAATGATTGGCTTACAGCTGGTTATAGCATGAATGATGTAACACATAACACAGGCTGGTCTGCTAAAAGTGAACGCTATTTTGTAGATGCTAATAAAGAAGTATTACCTGGTTTAATTCTAGGAGCACAGAACAATCAAGAAAAATATAATGATAAGTGGGATAATAGAACAGGTGTCTATGCCAACTACAATTTAAATGAATTTGGTTTTGGATATAGATTTGAGGAAAACGAACACATTTATAGAGTAGGTTATACTACACAAGGATTTAATCTATCCCTGGCAAATAGTTTTAGAAAGCCAAACTTATATGAAAGATATGGTGACGACTGGACATTTGCTAATCCTAATCTAAAACCTGAGAAAGGAAAAGGTGTTGAAGCATCTTATGGAGATGTTACAGCATGGTACTACGAATTTTCTGAAGGTATTGATTATAGTTACATGACATCTAGCTATGTGAATGTTGGTTCATACGATAGCAAGGGCATTAAATATAGTAATCATATTCTAACAGACAAAGGAGCCTTCCATGTGTTCGTACAATACACAGATTCAGACAGAATTAGAGTACCCAAATATAAAACAAAACTATCCTGGTATGGTGGTTCTGTATATGGATTTGACTACATGTTATCTTATGTAGGACAATTTGAAAAAGGATTAGAGTTTGATGGCAGACCTATTGATGATGTGTCTACATTCAACTTTAATATGGGATATTATCTAACACCCAGATACCGCGTAGGACTCCAAATTACTGACATTTTAGACAGAAATTTTGAGATTTTACCCGATTATTCAGCAGGTGGAAGGACAATTTCCTTGTCCTTAGACCTAAGTCTTTGATCTAACAGGAGAAAAGACTTCAAAAGATTAGCATAAAGTGCTTGACTCTTGGTTCTTAAGAGTGCATAATAGTATACATAATAAAGAAACAAGTAAAAAGTGAGGACTTTATGCCAAATCAAATAGAAGTAAAATCAATATTAGCCAAGTTATTAGCTACTGAAGACATCAGTGTTGAGCATGATGCGAAAGCACCAACAGCAGCATTTGATGTTAAAAACAGAAAGCTATATCTTCCAATGTGGAAGGACATGTCTAATGATATGTACGATCTATTTGTTGGACATGAAGTAGGACATGCACACGAAACTCCAGAAGAAGGATGGCATGATACAGTTATTGATAACCCTTCACTTAAAGGCTTTCTTAACATTATAGAAGACGCTAGAATTGAGCGTAAAGTAAAAGAAAGATATCCTGGACTTGTTAAGTCATTCCACAAAGGCTACCAAGAATTATTCGACAAAGACTTTTTTGGTGTTAAGGATAGAGACTTAACCAAACTTCCATTTGTAGATAGAGTAAATCTTCATTTTAAAATTGGACACTTACTTGGTCTTAAATTTACAGAAACAGAACAGAACTTCCTAGACAGAGTTGCAAAGACTGAAACATGGGAAGATGTAGAGTTACTTGCTAATGAACTAGCAGACATTTCCAAACAAGAAGCTGAGGACAGACAAGACGAACTAGAACCACTTCAACAGATGTTAGATGATTTAATGTCAGAAATGAATGATGCTCAAGAACAACAACCTTCATGGGACGACTACCAACCAGCTCACCAGAAAGAAGAAGAGTCAGAAGATGGCGAGGGTGAAGGCGAAGGCGAAGGTGAGGAAGACGATACTAAAGATGAATGGGGTAACCCTAAGCCAGGTACTCCAGGCGGTTCACAAGGCGAAGACGAGACAGAAGAAGAGTACTTAAAAAGAAACGAGAAAGAATGGGAAGCAGAACAACTAAAACGCCAAGAAGAAAGAGCTCGTAGACAAAAAGAATGGGAAGCAGAACAAAAAGCTGAAGAACTTTTTGCCAAAGACAAACAAGAAAACAAAAAGAAACAAGAAGAGCTTAAAGAAGCTATTGAAGAAGTTGAAAAGATGCATGGCTTCCTAGACAACGAAGGCCAAAAATCAATTACAGATGAGGAGTTTAGAAGAAACGAATCAGAACTTGTTGATGTAGACGCTAAACCAATCCAATACATTAGCCCTCAGAAAATGTTCAAGTCTAAAGACTGGATTGTTTCAATGGACGAACTATATGATTGGGAAAAATCAATTGAATTATCAGAAGTTACAAAGACTAGCGATGAATATTATGGTTATGACGATAAAGAAGTTCCTAACTCAGAACTTAAAGGCATAGCTTCTAAGTTATATCAAGAGTTTCTTAAGGACACAGCTCCAGTAATAGCATCCATGGCTCAACAGTTTGAACTTAAAAAAGCAGCAGCTGCTAACAAGAAGGCTAGAGAAGCTAAGTCAGGTGATCTTAATGAGGACAAGCTTTGGGCTTACAAATTGACTGAGGATTTATTCCAAAAGAATATGATTGTTCCTAACGGTAAGAATCATGGTATCATAATGTATGTTGATTTATCAGGTAGCATGCACAGACAAATGGAAGGTACTCTAGAACAGATGATGAATATGGCAATGTTCTGCAGAAAAGTTAACATTCCATTTGATGTATATGGTTTCTCAAACAATCGTCCATATGATTATGATACTAGAGAGTCTACTAGTCCTTGGAGTGAGAATAGAGACATGAACAAAAAGGCAATGCAGAATGTAGAAGACGGCGAAATCCTAATGACGGATGAGAATTTTGCACTTGTTCATATGTTAAGCTCAACATGTAAGAAAACAGATTTCATCAACGCAATGTCATACTTATTACTTATGAAAATAGGTTATGGTAGAGGTAGATATTACTCAGATGTTTATAATAATGATAACCCTTACCATGGAAATATCAGTAACGAATACTTTAGACTAGGAGGCACACCTCTTAATTCAGCAGTAATACTAGCAACTGAAGTGGCTAAGACTTTCCAAAAGAAATACAATGTAGAATTACTTACTACAATATTCTTAACAGACGGTGGTGCTACAGACGGTGTTACATACAGAAAAGCAGAAAGAGACTCTGAGGACAGAGTAGGAACTGATAGTGTATACTCAGATCAGATTGCTATTAAAGACGGTCCAATAGTAACTAGACTTCCACAGAAAGATGGTTACTCCAGAAGAGATAATGTTACTACACAGACACTCTTAGAACATTACAAAAGAGTTACTGGCTCTACACTAATCAACTTCCACATTGTTGACGGTAAAAGAGATGCCTTCCACTCAGAACATCAAGCAGATGTTTGGATGGATGAAGGTAAAGAAGCAGATTACTATATGTCCAGCGATTGGATTGAGAATGTATGGAAAGATGTACTTGCCAAGAAGTTTGCAGTTACTACTCCTAAATTTGGATACGACGCTAGGTTCCTTCTTAAAGGCAGAGATGATCTTAAGATTGAGAACAAAGAGTTAACTGTTAAGTCTAATAAGAAAGGAGACTTACTTAGAGGTTTCAGAAACTTCAACAAAGGCAAGAAGACTTCCAGAACATTCCTTAACCAAATCATCGATATGGTAGCTTAGATGATAGAACTACTAGAAAACGGCTCTACTAGCACCCCTCTAAGGGGTGGCCTAGTACCAGGTAATACACTAGGTACCCTGGATTTAGCCCCTGCCATAGCCCCTCTAAGGGAGAAAAAGATTTCAAAAGAATGTAATAAAATGCTTGACTCTTGGTTCGCCAGAGTGCATAATACATGTATATTAAATAATAAAAGTGAGGACTTATATAATGAAAGCAATAGATAGAGAAAACTTAATCCAGACCCTACAGTCACAGGACAACGGTACTGGAGTTTTTACCCGTAAACAAATCATCGAAACAGCTAGCTCAATAGGCTTAGGTTTCCCAGCATGGTTGGTGAACGGCAAGCCAGAAGTCAAAGTTGACAGAGGCGTTTATAATTTAACCAGTATGTTTGGTGGACAGGTTGCTCAGGCACAGCCCATTGAACAGGCTCAACAAGCACCTTTAGCAGTGGTTGAAACCCAAGCTCCACAGGTGTTGGTACAAGCTAAATTAGCTGTAGAAGTAGACGATCTTATCCCAGGAAAAGATGCTACTTTTGTACCATTTGGATTTTACAAGGACTTGAAAACAGTTCTTAGCACTAGCATGTTCTACCCAATATTCATTTCAGGCTTATCAGGTAATGGTAAGACTACAATGGTTGAACAAGTATGTGCAAACCTAAAGCGTGAGGCTATTAGAGTAAATATTAGTATTGAAACTGATGAGGATGATTTAATCGGTGGCAATACACTAGTTGACGGTAATGTCGTCTATAGAGAAGGGCCCGTCCTCACCGCGATGAAGCGGGGCGCTGTTCTCATACTTGATGAAGTGGATAGGGGTTCGAACAAGCTGATGTGCTTACAAGCCATCCTTGAGGGGAAGCCTTACTTCAACAAGAAGACTGGCGAAACCGTAACTCCTGCTCCTGGATTTAACTTAGTGGCCACGGCCAATACTAAGGGTCGAGGTTCAGATGATGGCAAATTTATTTCTGCCAACATACTCGACGAGGCATTCCTTGAAAGGTTTGCAATCACAGTCGAGCAGGAGTACCCTACAATGGCTACCGAGAAGAAGATTATTGTTAAGAAGATGGAAAAGGTCAACAATGTAGACCAAGACTTCGCGACACACCTTGTTACTTGGAGTGATGTTATTCGTAAAACATATTACGAAGGTGCCATCGACGAACTTATTTCAACTCGTAGGTTGGAGCACATTGTTAACGCTTTTGCAGTGTTCAAGGACAAGCAAAAGGCTGTTCAACTTTGTGTTAATAGGTTCGACGAAGACACAAAAGAGGCATTCATTGATTTGTATGCCAAGGTTGATCCAACTGTTGAATTAGAACAGCAGATGGAAGAAAATGCAGAACAGGAGATACATGAAGATGGCGAAGAATAAAACGCCAGAGTATAAGTTCAACGAAGGAGCTCTCATTAGGGAGCTCCAATCGTATATCGACAAGACATACTCTGGACATTACAGCAGAAACAAATTTCAATCCACAGAATTTATTAGTGATTGTGGACATGGAATTGGATTTACAATTGGAAACATTCTGAAATACGCACAACGATATGGTAGAAAAGGCACCACAGAGGACCATAGAAAGGATCTTATGAAGGTATTACACTACGGCATTATAGCGCTCTCAGAACACGACAAAAATACCGTAAAGCATTATTTAGACGATTAAACTCTTATAAATAAGATAGTAAGTACAGTTTAACTAAAGGAAAAACAATGGCGTATACAGTAACAATGACATTTACGAGACCAGATGAGTCAACTGAATTGCCTACTTTACAGGCGATCAATTCATCTCACAAGACATCTGCTGACACAGTAATGTCAGAGAACGGTGTTGCTAAAACTTATGATATAGATGGACTAGTAACAAGAGTCATCTATACTGCAGAAGATAAAGCTACATACGATAGTGCTAAGGCACTTGCTGATGATTTATCAGATGAATCAACAGTTAGAACAACATATAAATCGCAATGTGAAGCAGCTAATATTACTTGTTCAGTGGTAGATTCAGACGGTACTACAATCACAAGTTTCTAAAACAACAGAGGTTTATATTATGAATTTTGGTGAAAGAATAAATTACGAGCTTGACAATCATGTCGCCGTTTTAACAGTAAACGGAGTAGGTCCTCTCAATATAATCGACATACCGTTTTACAACGGATACAACGATGCTCTAGTAGAATTTAGAGAAGATGATTCTAGAGTTTTACTTATCAAGTCAGGCAATCCAGATCACTTTACAGCAGGTTTTGAAGTAGACACAATCATTGAAGGCATGAAGTCAGGCGCTGCTGGTAATACAATTACAGACAATGATATGGTTACACCTAAACCTATTATATCAGCAATCAAAGGTTTTTGTATTGGAGAAGGTGTAGGTTTGATGTTGGCAAGTGATTTTGTATTTGCAGATTCTAATCTAAAAATTGCCTGTCCAGAAACAAAACTAGGATTTAATGCTGTTACAATGCAGGTTAAATTCACTCAAAGAATTGGACACAATAGAACAATGGAATTTATGATGGGAGACATGCACGATGTTCATTGGTTAGATAGAGTAGGATTATGTACAAAGATATGTGATGGAGATGCTGAAGAACAAGCACTAGCATATGCACATAAAATTGCCAATAACAATGCACCTATTGCAGTCAGAGGAACAAAAGGTGCCATATGGCATACAGTAAACTCTCATAAGGACGAAGCCATAGACTTTGCTTTGTGGGCTAAGGACATGACATTAGACTCTAAAGATATACAAGAAGGTGTGGCAGCTTTCCTAGAAAAAAGAGCACCTGAATTTAAAAATGAATAAAGAGGATCAACCTTTAAGACAAACAAGACTAGGAGAGCATGGTTGTTTATCCTTTGCAGCTAGTCCTGGTTTAAAATATAAATGGTTATTACATGAGTCCCCAAGTTGGTTTGCCAGAGCTAAGAAAGTTCAAGGACCTGATTGGTATTGGAGTGGAGATGTAGAGCCAGTAGAATATGTATTTGATTCTTTAGGTTTTAGAAACAATAAAACAATACAAGAAATTAGCAACAATAAAAAATGGTGGTTAGTTGATGGCTCCTGTCTTGGCCTGGCTCCTGGAGTTCATACAAAAGATATGATGTCTAATGCTATAACTGAATACACAGACATTCCTACCTATAATATGAGTATATATGGAGGAAGACCTGAGTTTATTGTTAATAATATATTAGAACTGTCTAAAAGATGGCAGAACCCACCTAGTAAAATTATATTATACCTGGCAGAAAATCCTACAGGAACATACAAATTAAAAAATTCTAATCAAATTATAAATTTGGATTATGCTGGTTCTATGTTAAAGGGTGGCAAGGCTTTTGACTTTTTTAAATCCTATGAGGAAGAAAGTATTTCAGTAGGTCAACATAGGTTGGCATATAAAACGATAATAGATTTGTGTATGAGTTTAAATATACCTTTAACTTGGCTCTACGCAGGATATGAATCCGATCTATCTATTCCTAATTTTGATATTTTTCAAGATCAGGATATTTTAGAGTGGTTCGGTTTTGCATCAACAGGATTTTTTGAAAAGGATGATTCTTTTGAAGTGAAACAAAACAAAGTTAAGGATATGATTATAAAACCTTTTATTGAATGCAAACAACCTTCAGATAAAACATTAGATGAAGTGGGGCGAGACTTATATCACCCTAGTGCAGCACAACAAAGGTTGTGGGCACAGAAAATTACACAACATTTTCTGGAAACAAAAAGAAACTTTTAAATGGTCCTATAGACCATTGACTTTTAGTATGTAAGAGCCTATAATACGGTTATAGGTTTAAAAATTGGAGTATATTATGAAACTTAGCAAAGAAACACTTGATGTTCTCAAGAACTTCGCAACTATTAATACGAACATTCTTGTTCGTGAAGGAAATTCGCTCTCGACTATTAGCACAGGCAAAAACATTTTTGCTAAAGCTGATATTAAAGATCCATTTCCTAAAGAGTTTGCTGTTTATGATTTGAACAGCTTACTTTCCCTACTTACTGTAATGGAAGATACTGATGTTGGCTTTGGAGACGAAAGTCTTAAAGTTAGCAAAGGCAATTCTGTTTTTGAATATTTTTATGCAGACCCTAACATTATTGTTAGTGCCCCTGATAAGAATATCGAAGTAGACAACTTCTTCCAGTTCGACTTATCCAAAGATGACATTGACATGATAATGAAGGCAGCAGCTATTACAGCAGCTCCTATGTTAAGCGTGATAGGAGATGGATCTGAGGTAGTAGTTACAGTAGGAGACCCTGCTACACCTAAGTCTAATTCTTTTAGACAGGTTATAGGACAAACAGATAAAACATTTGATGCTAGACTAGCTGTTGAAAACTTTAAGGTTGTACCTTCAGGCTATACAGTTATTTTATCTCAGAAGAAATTTATGTTCTTAGAAAGCAGCAACAATAACTTACAATATTGGTTGGCGCTTGAGCGTTCATCAGTTATTGGAGAATAAAGATGGGAGAAGATCAACTAGAAGTAACTATCCGTGAAGCACAGAATGGCTGGGTAGTTGAATTAAACCGTGAAGGTGAGACAATGGAGTACATTTTCACAAGACCTAATCCAGCTATCAACTTGGTTAGGAAAGTAATGAAGGGAGAACTAGACCCTTTTGGAGGAGACGATGAGTAGTTTGACACCAGTAGTACCTGATTTCACAGTTAAGAAAACTGTGATGACTACAACAGGAGAAAGAAAGTGGGTTGAGATGAATAATGCTAATCT